GAAGATTGATGAGATTATCAGTACTCGTAGATTGGTTCACATCATTCAGGCCTACAAGATCTTTGGTGATAAAGTCAAAGCAATTCAACTTTGCTTAAACCGTTTCGATGATGAAACTAAGCAAGCATTCTTGGATCTTTATGATAAGGTAGATGCTGATGTTGACATTACACAGGAGGAGGTGTTATGATATGTTCGTGGAGTCTCGCATATGATGTACTTAATGGAACACTTGACGAAAATTTTCCCCCTATGAACAGTTTCTCTACTGCAGAAGAAGGAGCAGAATGGGTCAAAAAGAATGGAGGTTATGAATATACCTCCATTAATAAACCAGACCCAAATGATCATAATGATCCAAGGAATTATCCTCCTTATGTTTATGAATCACCCGATGGTGGTAAGACTGTAACTAGGAGGAAAGCAGGTTCTTTAGATAAAGAAGTCATTCATGGTGATTATTATACCTCTAGTGAGGTAACTGAAGTTAAGACTGAATCAGCATTCAATGATTTTATGAACTCTAAGAAACCAGAACCTAATCTAAAGTATAATCCTCGTAAGTATGAGGAAGATAAGTCTATTGAGGCACTTAAGAATTATGTTTCTTCAACATACTCTGGACATTATACTTCAGATCAGAACAATACACAGACATTGGATTTGATTCAGTCTGTGGGTGATGCAGAATCTTTCTGCCGTTCTAATGCTATTAAGTATCTTGCACGGTATGATAAGAAGGGACAAGCAAAACAAGATATACTAAAAGCAATGCACTATTGCTTACTGTTGTACTACTTCAGTGGCCAAACTAATGAAACTCCGACCCGTGGTTATGAAACTTTCTGATTCAACTTTGACATTGCTGAAGAACTTCAGCAACATTAATCAGTCCATTTTATTTAAGCAAGGTAAATCTCTTCGTACAATTTCTGTAATGAAGAACATCCTTGCTGAGGCTACTATCAATGAAGAGTTGCCAAAAGATTTTGGCATCTATGATTTGAATCAGTTTCTGAATGGATTGTCTTTACATAATAATCCTGATTTGGATTTTGAGAATGATAACTTTGTTGTCATTAAAGAAGGAAGATCTCGTTCAAAGTATTTCTTTGCCGATCCTAATGTGATCGTTAAACCTCCAGAGAAATCTATTGAACTTCCTACTGAGGATGTATCTTTTGAATTAAAGACTGAGCAATTAGACAAATTGCTTAAAGCAGCAGGTATCTATCAACTTCCTGATTTAGCAGTTATTGGTGAGAATGGTGTTGTTAAACTTGTTGTTCGTGACAAGAAGAATGATACTTCTAATGACTATGCTGTTGTTGTAGGAGAAACTGAAGGTAACTTTGTTTTCAACTTCAAGGTTGAGAATATCAAATTAATTCCTGGTTCTTATGATGTAGTAGTTTCACAAAAACTTTTATCGAAGTTTACATGTCGTGAGCATGACTTAACTTACTACATTGCCCTAGAACCAGATTCTACTTATGAAGAGTGATTTTTTATGGGTAGAAAAGTATCGACCTAAGACCGTTCAGGATTGTATTCTTCCAGAAAGTATTAAAAATACTTTTCAGGAGTTTGTAGAGAAAGGAGAGATACCTAATCTTCTCCTTGCTGGGCCTGCTGGTTGTGGTAAGACAACTATTGCACGTGCCTTATGTGAACAGTTAGGATCAGATTACATTGTTATCAATGGTTCTGATGAGGGTAGGTTCTTAGACACAGTAAGAAATCAAGCAAAGAACTTTGCTTCTACTGTTTCACTTGCCGCTACTGGGACTCATAAGGTTATAATTATAGATGAGGCAGACAACACCACTCATGACGTACAACTCTTACTTAGGGCCAATATTGAGGCGTTCTACAACAACTGCAGGTTCATATTTACCTGCAACTATAAGAACAAAATCATTGAACCCTTACACTCCAGATGCGCCGTCGTTGAATTTTCTATCACAGGAAAACAGAAACCCGCAATCGCTGCTGCTTTCTTCCAACGACTTAACCATATCTTGGACAGTGAACGGATTGAAGCTGATAAGAAAGTCCTCGCAGAACTCATCAACAAACACTTCCCAGACTGGAGAAGAGTTTTAAATGAGTGCCAACGCTATTCAAGCAGTGGCACAATTGATACATCAATTTTAGCAGAGTTTAGTGATGTCAAAACATCAGATCTCATCAAGAAACTTAAGGAGAAGAACTTCACTGAGGTTCGTAAATGGGTTGTTAGTAACCTTGACAACGATCCTAGTGTTATCTTACGCCGTGTCTACGAGTCTCTCACTGACGCAGTGGTTCCTCCTAGTATCCCTGCTGCTGTTCTTATCATTGCCAAGTACCAGTATCAGATTGCTTTCGTCGCTGACCAAGAAATTAATCTCTTGGCTGCGCTCACTGAAATCATGTGCGAGTGTGAATTCAAATGAGTAGAGAAATTCCTACTGAAGAGTATATGGTAGATGGTTGGGATCGTGGCCCAATTGGATGCCATCCATACAAACGTGGTAGTAGGCACAATAAGATTGGCATGACTATTATGTACATTTTCTACGGTATCGTACTTGTGCAAGTTATTCATGCTATGCTAGTATTACCATTCTTTCCTATTCCTTTTGCAATACTATTAGGATTAGGTTTTATTTACTATGTCGCTTGGAGGGCAACTTAAAATGACTGCACCACTTCCCCAATGGGTAAAGGATGATAGAGAAAAATCTATACAGAAGAAAAGAGCACAAGTCAAGTCTAGATTTTATTATCTATTCTGGGGTGCTGCTACACTTTCTGTATTAGCAGGACAATTGTATGTTGGTACTGGGTATAGAGCATATGCAGGAGCATTGCTTAGAATATTTGATACCATAGAAGTAGAAGTTGGGAGAGACTTTAATAACGAAAGATTTTATTGATGTTACTGAGTGAATCAGATGCCATTTATGCTGCCGATAGGTTTATTAATTATTATTCTAGGTTCAACCGCATTGATGATTACCTTAGGCATGTAAAGAACGATAGGATGGATAACCGTCCTGGATTACTTTTTAGTGCTGAATCTGAATTCTTTAATTCATTTAAAATGCATCCAAATGAGATGGATTTTGAGATTCATGTAGTTGATACAAATCCAAAAACAACATCTAAGTATAATCAGTGGTTGTATTCTGAGACACTTAATCTAACTGCGTCTAACGCTGTAGAAGAAGCAATACCAGGACGTACTCATAAGTGGATAGTAGAAGAGGTTAATACTAAGAAAGTTATTGGGGTTGTTAGGTTTGGTTCCCCTACGATTAATAGCAAACCTCGTAATAATTACTTTGATAGGGTAGTTCCTCTTAAAGAAATTAATCCTTATTTTGTTATGGGTTTTAACATTGTTCCTACTCAGCCTTTTGGATTCAATTATCTTGGTGGTAAGTTGCTTGCTCTTTTGGCATCATCTTATGAACTAAAGAGTCAGTTTGATCACAAATATGGAACTGAATTGAAGTATTTTGAAACTACTTCCTTATATGGAACGACTAAGGGAATGTCCATGTATGATGGATTGAAACCCTTCCTGAGGCATATAGGGGACACTGAGAGTAAGTTTCTTCCACTATTCCATGATGATGAATTCCGTGAATTCTTTAAATGGTTTAATGTTAGAAATAATAATGAACGTCTTATTTCTGCAGATAAGTCTTCTAAGAAGATTAAGATACAGAGTAAGATGATATCTATTATTAAAAACTCTCTTAAAGATGAGAAGAAACTAGAAGAGTTTAATTCTTGTATTAAACATGCAATGTCTCTTACTGAGAAGAAGAGATATTATCTTGGTGACTTTAGACACACTGCTCAACAAGCAATTGATTGGTGGAAGAAGAAAGCATCTAAGAGATATGATAAATTAACTCGTGAAGGTAGAGTCCGTCATGAGTTAGAAGTATGGAACCCTGGAGTTGATTTGGAGATTATCCGATGAACCAACGTGAAAAACTAAACAAGTTTCGTGGTAGAAATAACCATGAAGATATCATCTTCTATTCATTTAAGAAGAGTGAGATTGAGCACATCAATACTCATGAATTACACAGACTTGAACACAGCATTAAATCTATTAGGGAGTTTAACAATGAAATACCTGTTTATCTTTTTTGTGACGACACTTCTATTATTCCCCTTTATTTCTCTCTTGAGTACTCAGTAAGAGTTGAACCATTTCAAGAAGGTTTTGATCATGACATGCTTAATGCATGGTCGATTCATAGATGGTATAACTTAAAGTATTTTGAACAAGAAGCTAATATACTATACGTTGATTCTGATACTATCTTTAACGATGATCCTAAGTATCTTTTTGATACCTATTGTGTTTATGATGTTTATGGTAGAGAGGAGTTTGGATTTAGAAATGATCCTAAGGTTAGTGGTGGAAAGAGAATAAGAGAGCAGTTGGATTTGGTTGATGTTTGCATTTATGATTTGGGTGGTAAGGTAGAGATTTATAAGTATTGTCTGGGTGTAGTTCTGATGAATAATGTTCATCATAAGATAGTAGAGTCACTAGATGATCTATCAGATTTGATGGAGAAGTTTAAGAAGAATCAAATCTTGATGCCTCTTCCCAATAGAAGGATAGTTGATGAGTATGCAGTATGGATTATATTCAGTCGTCTTGAGTTAACAAATGGATTGTTTGGTATACAGGATGTGACTCAGGGTTACTTGGAGCACAAGCATCAAGAAACATTTAATCCTGTAGTACTACATTACACAACATTAAATGAACAAAAGTTTGCACGTTCTGATGCAAAGTATGCTAACCTTTTAAGGGATGCTGTTGCATTGGGTAAGGATATTGATCCTTATCATGAGTATGCAGATACTCAACATATTCCTCAAGAGTATCTTGAATTAGTAGCAACGGAACCAGAAAAGGAAATGTCTCATCAAGAAATGATTGATGCTGGATATGAAATGACTGGTGAAGGCATTTGGTGGCCAAAAGATGAATTTGTTTATGAAGATGACTGAACTCAAAGATTGGTTGAACTCTATCAACTTTAATAAGGATGATTTAACTTCTGATGATCCAGATACTATTAAGGATTATCCTGCTTATATTATCAACAGATGCTTAAGTGGACATCTTGATACTATCCTATATGCCAATGAAATGAATCTGTATCCTAACCTTGATAAGGATATGCAATATCAGTTTTTTCTAAATAGTCTGAGGAAACGGAAGAGATTCTCACCCTGGCTAAGAAAGGATAAAGTTGATA